TCACGGTGCCGACTGAACTCGCGAACTTCATCGACCTCGCCATGAAGGCGTTCGGGCCGATGTATAACGAGGACATCTGCACCACGCTGAACACGACCTCGGGCGCTTCGTTCAAGATCCCGACCGTCGACGACACCAGCGTGACCGCCGAGGCTCACACCGAAGGCACCGCGCTGACCGACGACGGCGGCAAGGACGTGACCTTCGGCCAGGCTTCGCTCGACGCATACGCCTTCGACACCGAGTGGGTGAAGTGGTCGTATGAACTGGCGCAGGACAGCATCTTCAACATGGAGCCGATCCTCGGCAACCTGCTTGGCGAGCGTCTTGGCCGGATCGCGAACAGCAAGCTGACGACCGGCTCGGGTTCGTCGGACGTGCAGGGCATCGTCACCGGCTCGTCGGCCGGCAAGACGGCGGCTGCGACCAACGCGATCACCGCTGACGAGATCATCGACCTCCTGCACTCGGTTGACCCGGCCTACCGGAGCAGCCCGAAGGCGGCGTTCATGTTTAACGACAGCACGCTCGCGGCGATCCGCAAGCTGAAGGACGGGGACAACAACTATCTCTGGCAGATGGGCAACTATCAGGTCGGCGTTCCCGGCACGATCCTCGGCTACCGCTACCACGTCAACCAAGCGATGGACTCGCTGGCCGCCGCGAAGAAGGTCATGATCTTCGGCGACCTGTCGAAGTTCTATGTCCGCAAGGTCGGCGCGCCGGTCATCACGGTGGTCCGCGAGCGGTTCTGGCCGGATCTCGGCATCGCCGGCCTCATCCGCTTCGACGGCGTTCTCGCGAACACCGCTGCGGTCAAGCACCTCATCACGGCTGCTTCGTGATGCTAACGGGCGGGGGCTTCGGCTCCAGCCCATCCCTCGGAGGGTGACATGAAGATCAAGATGCTTACCTCGATGGCCGGGACCAACTTCGTCTACAATCGTGGCGATGAGGTCGAGATCGCCGACGATGTAGCCGCTCGCTACATCAACGCAGGCATCGCCGAGCCTGTCCGCGAAGAGAAGATCGAGCGGGCTGTCACGAAGGCGAAGGTCGAGAAGGCGGTGAAGTAAATGGCTCGCGCCCTGCAATCGTTTGAGGCTCTCGAAAGGGTAACGGCGCCGGCGGCGCTGCCGATCAGCGTTGCAGAGGTCAAGGAGCAGCTTCGTATTGAACACAGCGACGACGACGATCTGATCTATCGCCTGATCTCGGCGGCCGTCGCGTTCACGGACGTTCAGGGCGCGCTTGGCAAGGCGATCATCACGCAGACATGGCGTCAGTGGGTCTCGGCCAATCCGGGCGAGGTCTACCTGATGGTCAAGCCGGTGCAGTCGCTGACGGCGGTCAAATACTACGACACGAACGGCGCCTTGCAGACGGCCACGCTGGCCGATTACGAGACCTTCGGCACGGCGAACAGCCGCTACGTCAAGCCGGCGTCTGGCAAGACATGGCCGACGACGCAGGCTCGGCCTGATGCCATTGCGCTGGAATACACCACCGGTTACGGCGCCTCTGCGTCTGCCGTCCCTGAGACAATCCGCCACGGGCTGATGATGCTGATCGGCCACTGGTATGAGAACCGCGAGAGCAGCACGACCGACCGGCTCGAGAGCGTGCCATTCGGCTTCGCCGAGATGATCGGCTCCGAAAGGGCGACATGGTATGGCTAACGCTGGCAGGCTGCGTGAGCGGGCGACCGTCCAGCGTCTGACATCTGGCGCGGTTGACGATTACGGCAACATCTACACGGGCTGGAAGGCGCTTCTCTCACGCAGCGTCGATGTGCGCGAGCGCCTTGGCAAAGAGGCCATCGAGGGCGGCGCGCTGGCCGATGTCGTCACCGCGACTGTTCGCCTTCGCAAGGACACGGCGACGGCGGCGATCACCCATGCCGACCGGGTGGTGCTGCGTGGCAACACTTGGGCCATCAAGTCAATCGTGCAGGTCGATGCCAAGGGCACGCTGCTTGAGATGCTCTTGGAGCGCGGGGTGGCGACATGAGGCTGCTTGGCGCGAAGAAGCTGGCGCGGCAACTCTCGGATCTGCCTGAGACGGTCCGAGATAACGTCGGCATGACCATCGAAAAGCAGGTCAAGCGCGGCGTGCGGGTGGCGCGCACGCTGGTGCCTGTGGATAGTGGGCAGTTGAAAGGCTGGATCTCTGGACGTGTCGAAAAGACTGATAACGGCGTCTACGGCATCATCGATGCCGCTCCCGATCAAAAGAAGGCGCAACAGAAGGCGCGAGCGGTCGAGTTCGGTCGAAAGAAGGGAAACAGAGGCACCACAGACGCCAACCCCTACATCAGAACCACCCAATCCTTCCTCGCAAAATCCTATCGATCCGCCGTGAAGCGGGCGATCAACAAGGCAGCGAAGGAGGCGGTTCGTGGCTGACAACTTCGCTCTTGCTTTGCAGAAGGGTCTGCTCGCGGCGCTGAAGGCGAATGCCGGCGTGACCGCGCTGGTCTCGTCGCGGATCTACGACGAGCCGCCGCAGAATGTGACCTTCCCGTATGCTCGCTTCGGCGACATCGCGCCGGATGCCTTCGACACCGATACGAAGGAAGGCGCGATGGTCGGCATAAGCATCGAGGCGCATAGCCGGTCCGCTTCCGGGCGCGTCGAGGCTGTGCAGATCGTCGAGGCGGTCAAGGAGGCCCTGCACCGCAACGAGACGGCGGTGACGGTGACGGGCTACACTCTGGTCGAATTGATCTTTCAGACGTATACTGTGACGCGGGATGCCGAAGGGCGTGGCTACACGGCGACTATCGCCTTGGAAGCCATGCTCGAGGCTGTTGCCTGAACCGGGCCTTGGGCAAGCCCTGAACACGGAGGCCGATCATGGCAAAGCAACTAGGACGCGCCCTGCTGGTGAAGATCGGCGACGGCGCTTCTCCCGAGGTCTTCTCGAACCTCTGCGGACTGAACTCGAAGGCGATGACCATCAACAACTCGTCGATTGACGTGACCACGCCGGACTGCTCGACGCCGGGCGGCGCGCTCTGGACGGAGACCCTGAGCGGCTTGGAGAACGTGTCGATCACGGGTGACGGTTTCTTCGAGGACAGCGCGTCTGAACTCCGCATGAACACCGTGGCGATGGCGGCCGACAACGTGTGCAATTTCACCGTCACCGTTCCGGCCTTCGGCACCTATGCGGGCGCGTTCCGCATTGCCTCGCTGGAGTTCGGCGGCGAGACCGAGGGCGGCGTCACCTACTCGCTGTCGCTTGAAAGCACCGGGGCTGTTACGTTCACGGCGGCGTGATGAGCATCACAGCAGAAGCACCACGGGGAGGCGTCGTCGAATATCTCGGCGGCGTCTCTCACGTTTTCATCCTTCGCAATCGCGAGATCGAGCGGTTCGAGGACAAGCATCGCGGCATCTTCGATCTGTGGGATGGCTTCTACGGCCGTGGCGCTAAGCCAACGTCGAAAGAGGTCCGCGATCTCGTCGCCCTCGCGCTGGTCGGCGGCGGCAAGAAGGATTACGAGGCCGACAAGATAATCGACGGATGTGGGCCTGACGACCTGCTTCGGATCTATCAGATCGGGCAGGCCGCGCTTGGCATGGCGTTCATGCCGGATGTCGGTTCGCAAAGCGTAAAAAAAAAGAACGCGGGCCGATCCCGAGGAGACTTGATGTCCGTCGCATGATCCAGAACGGGATCGTGATCGGCTTACGACCTGAAGAAATCCGTGATATGATCCCGAAAGACACTTGGCTATGTTTCGACGGCTGGAAGAAGGCGCACGAGCCGAAGAAGCCCGGCAGCGAAGCGATGACGGCGGCGGAATATCGTGAACTCGTGAGGCAGGTCGATGGCGGTTACAGCAGAGCAGCTTAACATCATCATCGCTGCCCGTGACCGCGAGTTCGCGAGGGCGATGGATCAGAACGTCCGTCGTATCGAGAGGTTCAGCAAGCAGACCAACAAGGGCCTCGGCGATGCCAGCAAGTCGTTCGACATGCTCGGCAACGCGGCGAAGCGGCTTGCGCCTCTGCTCGCGGCCGCCTTCTCGGTGCAGGCGGTTCGCGCGACCTTCGACATGGCAAAGAACCTGGACAACCTCGCGGCGGTGGCCGGCGTCGATGTCGAGCGGTTTCAGGAGCTGGCAATCGGCGTGCGGCAGTTCGGCGTCGAGCAGGACAAGCTGGCCGACATCCTCAAGGACGTGAACGACAAGTTCGGCGACTACATGCAGACCGGCGCCGGGCCGCTGGCTGATTTCTTCGAGAACATCGCGCCGAAGGTCGGCCTGACCGCCGAGTCTTTTGCCGCGCTGTCGTCGGAGCAGAAGCTTGGCGCCTACGTCAAGGCGCTGCAAGATGCGAACGTCTCGCAGGCCGAGATGACGTTTTATCTCGAGGCGCTGGCGAGCGATGCCACGCTGTTGCAGCGGGCTTTCATCGACAGCGGCGCGGCCATGCAGCCGATGATCGAAAGGGCGCGTTCGCTTGGGCTGATCCTCGACGAGGGGATGGTCAAAAAGGGCAAGGAAGCGCAAGAAAGCCTTGCGCTTATGGCTGACATCATCAGCGGCAAACTGGCGCAGGCGCTTCTCAACATCGCGCCTCTTCTCACAAGCACTGCCAGCCTGATCGAAACAATCACGCGCGGAGCGAATATCGTCTTCAACTTGACGCCAGAAGCGCAGGCGGCCGATCTTCGCATCGCGCAAGAAGACTACATGAACCAACTCATCGCGGCTCAGACGGCGGCTGATCGTGCCCGCGAACTCGTTGCCGCAGGTGTGCCGGGACAGGAATACGCCCTGCAACGTGCGGAAGAAGATGTCGCCGCTCTTGCCGCAGCCTATGAAGAGGTTACGCAGGCCCTGCGTGAACTCGGCGGCGTTGCGGATGGCATCGATCTAGGCGTTATCAATGTTGGCGCAGGCGCTCCCGCAACGCCCGCTGCTCCCTCTGCGACAGGCGGTGGCGCGAGTATCAAGGAGCTGCCGACGATCATCCGCGAAGCGAGCAAGGAGATGATCCAGTTCCAGACCATCATGCAGTCGGTCGAAGGCAGCATCGAGAGCGCCTTCATGGCGATGATCGATGGCACGATGTCTACGAAGGATGCGTTCCGCGCGATGGCTCGCGACATCATCCGCGAACTCTACCGCGTGCTGGTCGTCCAGCAAATGGTTCGCGGCATCTCGAGCGCCATCGGGCTGGCGACGATGGGCCTCGGCGGTTTCTTCGCTTCCGGCGGCACCGTGCAGGCCGGCACGCCGGTCGTCACGGGCGAGCATGGCCGCGAACTATTTGTGCCGCAGCAAGACGGTCGCATTATGAGCGCGGCGCAGACCCGCGAGATGATGAATGGCGGCGGCGGTGGCGTGACGATCAATCAGACGATCAACGTCTCGACGGGCGTCCAGCAGACTGTTCGCACCGAGATCAAGTCGCTGATGCCAGAGATCGCGGAGAATACGAAGGCAGCCGTGCTGGATGCGAAGCGGCGCGGCGGCAGCTACGGGAGGGCGTTCGCATGAGCATCTCTTACCCTCTCACGATCCCGTCTTATACGGGCTTTCGATCCGTCGATCTGCGGATGGTCAACGCGGTGGCTGTCAGCCGCTCGCCTTTCACGCTCTCGACGCAGGCTCACAAATACGCAGGCCAGATGTGGCAGGCCGACATCACACTGCCGGCGATGGACTACATCAACGCGGCGAAATGGTTCGCATGGCTCGGCTCGCTGAACGGGCAATACGGCACATTCTTGCTCGGCGACCCTCGCCGCTGCACGGCCCGTGGCACGGCGGCGACGGCCACGATCACCGGGTCGGCCGGATCTAGCAGCGTCACCGTGACGATGACGGGCACGCTGCTTGCGGGCGACTGCTTCCAACTCGGCAGCGGCTCGACGGCGAGGCTTTACATGGTGCTGCAAGACCAGAACGGCAGCGGCACGCTGGAAATCTGGCCGGCGCTTCGGTCGGCAGCGTCGGCGGCCACGGCAACGCTCTCGACGCCTCGGGGCCTGTTTCGACTGTCCAGCAACGAGGTGGCAAGAACTGCCGACGAGATCGGCCGCTACGGCATCAC